GAGATTTTTATGAAAGAGATTTGGAAAACGATTGATGGTTATGAGAGGTATCAAGTATCAAATTTAGGAAGAATTAAGAGATTAGCAACAGATACAACAGGAATGACTCCATCAGAAGCAAAAAAAGCAGGTAAAGAGCGTATATTATCACCAACAACACATCAGCAAGGATATAAAATGGTGACATTATACAAGGAGACTGTACGAGGTCAAAAAAATGAACATACTCAATTTAGTGTTCATTCACTCGTAGCAAGATTTCATATAGGAGAGAGACCATCTGGATTAGTAATCAATCATATAGATGGAGATCCGTCAAACAACAATGTAGATAATCTTGAATATTGTACACAAATATATAATGTTAATCACGCTCGCAAGTATCATGATTTTGGGTTTGGTGTGTATGAATCCAAAGAAATTGTAGCAACTAATATTCTAGGTGAAAAAGTATATCAATTCAAATCACAAATAGAAGCATCTGAAACATTAGGTATATCACAAAGTAGTATATCTAAGTGTATCAATGGAATTCAAATTCGTGCGGGTGGATACTACTGGATGACACTTGAAGAGTATGATGGGTTACAATAATTTTACTGATAGAAAACAAGGTGGAGAAATGATAGAAAAAGATGAAAAATGGAAATGGATTGATGGTTACGAGGGTAGCTATATGATTTCCGATATGGGACGAGTAATGAGTTTCCGTAAGAGGACAGGTAGAAATGGTACTGGAGATTCACATAGACCAGATGGTAGAATACTTAAACCACAATCAACCCCACAAGGTTATTTAATAATTAGATTGTATGACTTAGACAAAAATTATAAGCAACAATCAATACATTCACTCGTAGCTCAAGCATTTCTAGGTGATAGACCAACACAAGAAGATGGAGCACCATACGACATAGACCACATCAATGGAAAACGAGACGACAACAGATTATCAAATATAAGATATATAACTCATAATGATAATGTACTTCGTTCAGATTTAGCTATGGCAAAAAGAAAACCTATTATTCAATGGGATATGGATGGTAACTTTATACGAGAGTATGATGGGGCTATAGATGCTGTCAAATTAGGATTTGATAAAGGTTCTATAGGTAAAGTAGCTAGAGGTGTAAAAAAGAGCTATAAAGGTTATGTATGGACTTTTAAAAATGATGATGATTTTACAGGAGGAGAATAATGTATTCATTTACACAAGATGGAGAGTTGTTTGTTAATCAAGAAATGAGTGATTATCTATTGGAACAACAAACAACTCATCAATTCAATAAGGTGATGATTAACGGCATCAAAATCAAAGATGGATATGAAACCATTGATGAAGTACTAAGTATGCTCATAAAGCGTTATATGAAAGATAAAGAGCAAAATATACCATATAATATATTTAATATCGGATACGATACACAAGCAACAAATGAGGAGAATTAATATGCAAAATAAATTATGTCTAAAATTAACACGACAAACATTCTGGAGATTTAGAAAATTATCAAAAGAAAATGGATATGATGATACATTTCTAAATCAATTATTAGATGATAGGGAATCTCAACAAAAAGAATCTCTAGTAAAAGAGAAACCCAAAAAGCCTAAGTCTTCTAAAAAGAAGTAGGTATTAAATGAATGAAGTAGATAATATGGTATTACGATTTCGTGAATCTACTAATGAAAGAGAAAGAAATAAAATCTTTAAAATAATACGAGAAATATATTTACCAAAATTTTACGCAAAAAGAAATAATTATGCTCAACAATGGTGGGATTATTTGTCATCAGAATATGACTTTCAGGTATTCCGATGTATGTTAAAATGGAATCCAGATAAGAATGTATTATTTACGACTTATCTTTATATATATGCTACTGTTAAGCCCTTTAGTGTTGTTAATGAAAAGATAATATCTAAGAGTAGGAGAGAGCCAAATCTAACATCATTAGGGTGGGATGATGACGATGATGATGATTATTGAGTAGATAATACTTCTATTCGTATAATATTGTGTAGTAGACCGTTGAGTTTACTACACTTTTTTTAGTTATCCGAAGAGATAATAACCCGAAAGAGGTCAATGATGTCAAGAAAGAAAAAAAGAGAAGTTTCAGAATATACTTCTCAACTCCCAGAATATATGAATGACGAAGAAGTTAAATCTGTATTGTTAGAAGTATTAGATTTAGTAACTCAAAGAACAACCGATACAGCAGGCTTTATGTTAGCTCGTAGAGGATTGTATGAGCAACGCTTACGATATTGGATTACCAACTATGAAGAATTGGGAGATATATACAAAGCTATCAGGTCTATTGAAAAAGAGAAATTAGAAAATAGATTAATAAACAATGATAGCAATCCGACTGGTACAATATTTTTATTAAAAGCTAATCACGGTCTTATAGAAGAAGATAAACGCAGACAACTTGAAAATGATAAAGAAATCGCTGAAATGAACCAAACTATTGAGATTGGGTTCGTGAGTGATGAAGACTGAAGTAAACACAAAGATATTTAATGATGACTATATTAAGCTCCTAAATAAGAAGCAACGATATATCTATATTTATGGTGGGGCAAGTTCTGGTAAGAGTAATTTCATAGCTCATTTTTTAGTTATTAGAGCCTTAGCAGGAGAAGCTATACTGGTTGCTAGGGAAACACAAGTATCATTGCGTAAATCAGTGTATTTAGAGTTTAAGAGTGCTATTAGCGATATGGACTTAAACAAATATTTTAAAGAAAATAAAACAGAATTAACATTTGATTCATTGATAAGTGTTGGTAGTATTCAAATGGTTGGGTGTGACTCTGAAGATAGGGTTAAATCAATAAAACCATTAAAACAAACAGCATTTACAAAATTGCTCCTAGAAGAAGTTGATGGTATTCCTAAAAATTTAGTGGTTCAGTTAAACCTTCGTATGCGTGGTAAAGCTATTGGTAATTTCTCAAAACAAACATACTATGTATTTAATCCTACATTTGAACAACATTTTTTATTTCAAGATTTTATAATACCATTAGGATTTGACCCTATCAATGATTGGTACTATGAAGACGATGAAAATATTGTTATGCGTACAACATATAAGAGTAATAGGTTTTTAGCAGATGATGAAATTGAGTATCTTGAAAAATTGAAAGATATATCAGAATATCACTATAAAGTATATCTACTAGCAGAACCTGGTGTTATAGGTGATAGATGTTTTGATGATGTAGAGAGAGTTAATGATGTTCCTAACAATCTTCCTATTTATATTGGGTGTGACTTTGGTTGGAATGATAAGACTGCTGTGTCTATTATGCGTGTTGATGTTAAGAATAGAATAGTATACCTAATTGATGGATTTGCTGAATCACACTTAGACCATATACAAATGGCTCGTAAAATAAAGAAACTATATTCAAAACATAAAATAAATAACGGTCAACCTATATATGCTGATAGTGAAGACCCTCGTTTGATTAAACAACTATCAGGACAAGGGTTGAATGTTATCAAGGCAAATAAACCTCAAGGAAGCGTTTTAAACGGTATAATGATAATGAATACATACCAATTTAAATGTTTATGGAAAGAGGGCTATGAGTCATTGACTAATTATGTATGGGAGACTGATAAGAAAACTGGTAAACCAATTAATAAACCTCTACATAATGATGCGTCACACATAGCTGATGCGTGTAGATATGGATTAGAAACATTATTAAGCGGATACACTGAAACATTCGGAAAACATTTAAAATATTAATAAAGGAATAAATTATGTTAGTAAGACAACAAATAACACAAATGGAAATGTATAAGCTAACAGAAGATGCTTATACTGGTGGTGGGGGATTCGGTGATGGAGGATATTTATTCTCCTATGGGCGTGAAATGGATTTCCCACAAAGACAGAAGATGTCATATTACACAAATTATATCGCACCAATTATTGATGCTCAAACGGAGCCTGTGTTCGTTACTGAACCTCAAAGAGAATATAATGATAATCCAATCATTGATGGGTTTATAAATAATGCTGATAATAACGGTTCGTCTTTGACATCAATTATCAAACACTCAACAACATATACTAATCTTTTAGGTAACTCTTTTATCGTAATGGATAATTTTTCGCAAGACGAAATACCAGAGAACCTACAAGCTGTTATAGATGATAGGAAATATCCATATATCTATTCTAAAGAGTGTGTGGATGTGTATGAGTATGAAACCGATATATTCGGGAAACTATTACAAATTACATTCTTCTATGGAATGTACAAACCATCAGATTATGAAGAAGAGGTATATCTATACAAAAGATTCACCGCTGAAGAGATAGAGTATTTTTGGATAGAAAAGGTTAAAAACGATGATGGTAAGGTAGTTGATACACATAGAACCGTCTCTTTAACCTCTCATACATTGGGTGTAGTACCTGTTGTTTATTATAATCCAGACATACTCCCAGTACCACCTAAGTTCTATTCTATGGCATCATTAGCTCGTGCTATTTATAATACTGCTAGTGAGATACAAGACTTACAAAGATCTCAATCATTTAGTATTCTATTGATACCGTCTACACATACAAGTGGCGAACCAGATGATACTATTGTAGTGTCTAATCATAATGCTCTATTCTATGACTCTGATGCGACACACGCACCATCTTACATATCTCCTGATAGTAATATCATGAAGACTAATCAAGATACAATGGATAAACAAATCAATCTACTAATCCAACAAGCTGATGTATTAGGTTCAACTGCTATGGCTAATGGTAATGGTAATCAATCAGGAATTGCATATTCATATCGTTTCTTTGGTAAACAACAGAAGCTCCGTGAGAGTTCTAATATCGCAACTTATCTTGAAACAAAATTAATTGAATTGTTAGGTAAGTTTATGGGTGTTGAATATGAATATTCAGTTACATATCCAGATAGTTTCGCTCCTACATTCGCTGAGAATAAAGATAAGTTAGTTGCTCTTGAAGGTGTTGCTAATATGAATATATCTGATACTGTTACATCAATGGTATATGGCGATATTACATCTATCGTGGGTGAGATTATGCAATGGGATGACGAACAACTAAACGATGCCTTAGAGAGTATTACAGAGGTTCAAGAGATTGTGTAGGTAATCTATGAGTGATAAAAAATATCCTCGTGGGTGGGGTAAATATAAAAAATTAACAAAGGGCTGGGAGAAGTATATCTTTGACCAGCTTTACCCTAAGTTTGTTAAAGAGTTCCCAACAACAAAAGGTATGACCCAAGCTAAAGTATCTAAGTGGTTAGTGGATCAGGATTGGTATAACACTATCAAGGTGTATACTTATAAGTCTTATGTTGCTAGTGGTATGACGGATATGACTTTTAGAGAGTATGTAGCCCATTTAGCTCGGTTTAATACTTATGATGGTAAAAAGATCAATGCGTGGAAGAACTCACAAGTTCATTCTGTTGCTCGTAATATGGTCAATAGGTTAAAGAAAGGTGCTAGACACTTTAACGAGAGATTGACGAAGCTCCAGAAGACCGATAGTGTTGCTTATTTGAAACAATTGAGTACTACTATGGTTGAACCACCAAAAGGCTTTAGTAAGCGTTTAAGAAATTTAGAGATTGGTAATATGACTGATGCTCAATATAAAAAAGAACTCAATTATGTTAAAGCTGTAATTGAGAAAGATATTATTGAGAAACAAGTCCCATTACACACAAAAGATACATTTGATAAAGTGAATAACTTTCAAGGTAAGAGAATATCTCAAGACCAATTACAATATGGTAATAATAAAATATTGGAAGAAGAAAAAACTAAACACGAAACTAAGATAGACGGTAGTGGTGAAGAATTGATATTAGAGGGGCAATGGTTTCTAAGTCCAAGTCATAAGAAGCACTATTTCAAAGGTGGAGATCCCTGTAAAAAGTTTGCTAAACAACGATATTTTTATGGTGAGGATATTCCTGAGCCAGTTAAAGACAGTCATTTTGGATGTAGGTGTAGGGTAGAATTAAAGGTTATTACAAAGTCTCAAATGCACAAGTAAACTTAATTCGTATAATAATGTAGAAACCGTTAGAGTTTAATTTAAACAACCCGTTGGAGGTTATAATGAATTTAGAAGAGATATTAGCGAAGATTGAGTCGGATGAACTCAAAGAAGCAATCGTGTCAAAGATTAACGAGGAAAAAGAAAAAGGTATTTCATCATACTCAAAAAAAGATAGAGAAGTGTTGAAATACAAAAATGCCCTCAAAGATTTAGGATACGACCATGAAAAATATAACGATGTTCAAGAGTTTATTGAGAGTAAGAAGAGCGTTGAGCAGACAGCTACTGACAGCAAATTAACTATTGCTACACTCAATGATAAACTTAATGAATTGACAGCAACTCTTGAATCTGAAAAGGCTCAAGCAGAAGCTATTAAGCGTTCAGCTAAAGAAAATAAACTAACGGCTGAATTGACTAAAACTATTGGTGGTGAGTTCTATGGAGCTGACTATTTAATCAAATCACTTATTACCGATGGTAAGGTTGATTTAGATGAAGCAACTAATCAAGTATTCTTTAAAAATGGTGATGATTTAATCCCGTTTGAAAAGGGTGTTGAGAAGTTAAAAGAAGAAAATCGTGATATGTTAAAGGTGACACAAGCTGGTGGAACTGGAGACAAAGGCGGGAATGGTAATATACAACCACCAGAGGAGTTATTATCACGCCCTACTGACGAAGTGTTAGACGCACTCGGATTTTAAAGAATTAAATTTATACAATATTTATAAGGAGACTTATTATGTCATTAATAACAGACTTTATTCAAGCAAACAAAGTGACAGAACTTGCCACTCAATTGATTGCTAGAAAAACAGTATTCGCATCTATTTCAGATGTTCGTATGGGCTTCAAAGGAAGTTCTGCACAAATTCCAGTTCTTGATAGTGGAACAGTAGGAGACTATGTACCTGGTCAAGATATGACGGTAAACAATGTTAGTTCATCTAATATTAATATACCATTAGACCAAGCTAAATACATCAACGATTACCTTGATGATGTAGATGAAGCAAGTGCAGCTCAATCAGCTCTTCCTCAACTATTAAATACTCTCACAAACAATATGGCAAATATTGTAGACCAATACGCACTCAAAAAACTTTGGGATGGTGCTGGTTCTACTAACGCTACGGATCTTGGTGTGAGTGGTACTCCAATTACTATTGATGAGAACAACATTGACGACTATCTTACTTCAATTGACAGAGTTCTTACAGAGAATGACGCACCTGAAGCTGGAAGATATGCTGTAATCACTCCTGCTATGCTACAATCTCTTACACTTAACAATGTGTATGTTGCGGCTACTTCTGATGAACAAGCTCGTACAAGAGGTTACAGAGGTATGTACGGTGGTCTTGAAATTTATGTTTCTAACAACATCGCTAAAGGTGCTTTTGTTGGAGATAATCACGACCTTGCTATTGGTGAAAAAGGTGTATTCGGTGGAATTAAACAAGCTGGTAATGTACTTTTCAACTATGATAGATTCCGTGCTGTTGAAGCTGAAGACCGTTTTGGTCAAAAATTCCAAGCTGTATCTAACTATGGTGCTGGTGTTAATACTCCAAAATGGTTAGTATGGGGTGTAATTGCTGAAGACTAATATCTTCACACACATATAATAAATTAAAGGGTAGGCAAATACTGCCTGCCTTTTTTTGTAAGGATTGGTTATGAATAAATCTGATGATTTTACTATAAGCGTTTCTCTTCCAGATATGAGTTCATTAAATGCTGGGTTTTTTACTCCATTTTTTGAATGGGTTGCTGTTCGTAAAGAACCAATGGAAACTGAGATTAAAAAACTACTACAGGATTATGCTCGTGATGGTCATAGGGAATGGAAGAGTAGAAGACACTATATTAAACGCTCTGGTAATTTAGCAGATAACACACATGCTCATGGAACCTTTGGGCAAGATTTAAAAGGATCCATTGAATTATATGTTGACCCTAAAGAAGTTGTTTATGCTGGTTGGATTATTACTGGTAAGAGACAAACTAAAAACGGTACAGTTACTTGGAATGGTGGTAAAGGGGATCCTTTTATAGACGAAGCTCTAATCGCCCTTAAACCAGAAATTACTCAAATTATAATCAATTTCTTTAATGAAGCAATTATGGAATTTAACAGGAGAAAATAGATGGCATTACAAAACTATATAACACCATCTGATATAACTAATAAGATATTCAATAAGTTTCCAGACCCAACAAAGCAAATCTATGTTGATATGGCTAATGATGAGTTAGAGGATATAGCAAAACGCAAGGGTGTAGACCTAGCTAATATCGTTATACCTTTACACTTTAAATTAAAACAGTATGCAGTTCATTATGCTGTTAGTCAATTAGCACAAGAGAATATAGGTTTCAATAGTCAAGACGGGTATGGGGGTGAAGATATTTACTCGGACTTATTTAAGAGAGAAGAGTATCTATTACAGAATATCAAAAAAGGTCTTAATTATGTTATGTTTACAGGTGAAGAAGAAACACCTATAAATAGAGCTGTTAGGTCTCAAAGAATAATAAGAGGGTAGGCTTACTATGGATATGCTCTCAAACATTGAATATCAGATGGCTGAGGTATTAAAAAAGATACAAATAGGACAACAAGCTCCTAGTGGTTATCCATATTACAATACGGTTTCTATCGTTAATGAAACGGACGAAGCATCGGCTATTGAGTATGGTAAGTATCCTATGGTGTCAATATACTTAGAACCAAGCGAAAACAATAACACAGAATACACTAATGCTTATTTGAATGTTGTTCAATTCAAATTAGATTGTAAAGTTGCTTTGATTGATGAAGTACCAAATCCTCGTTTCGCAATAAATGAGAAGATGAACACACTACTATCAGATATTAAAGCTGTATTCGGAAATTATAAAACATTAAATTGTAGTTGTGATATGTCTACAATTTTAAGAAGCAATAGAAAATATAATATTAAAAACGACTTGTTTAGAGTGGGTCAATTGGAAGTATATATTGAAGTTAAATATACACAACAATTAAATAACCCAAATAAACGATGTATCGTATAATAACATAAAGACAATTCAATAAAGGATATATATTATGAGCGGATTATTTGCAACAAACCTACGACTTGTAGGTGTAAAAAAAGAAGCGGTTTCAGGAACTCCTGAAGACCTATTAAGTGATGATTATGATATTAAATTCCAAACAGCAGACCTCTCAACATTAGAAGTCACATACGCTGATGATGGAAAGTATATGAACGGACAATTAACAAGAGATGCATCAACTCCAGGCATTGTTCGTGGTGGAATGACACTAGAAGCTAATGCTACTATGGGTGAGTTTATTGCTCAAGGTAGTTCTTCATCTCCTGTATATACTGCTAATTACCCTATGACAAAAGCGTTAGGTATGGCGGGATTTAAAGTAATTGAACATCAACCAACAGGATTAACTCCTGATGATAGAGGACATTTTGAGATTTACTCTATAAAAGATAGTTTATGTCAAACAGCAACGGTTGCTTTACTTGATGTTCAATCTTGTTCAGATACAGCAATTAAAGGTATTGAGTATAAGTTAAGAGGATGTAGTTCTAACTTAGTTGTTAGTGCTGATGAAGCTGGGATGCCTTTTAAATTCTCATTTGACCCACAAGGCGGAGTAGCTAGTGTTGATGAAGTATCTCATGCTAATATACCAACATTCAATGAAGATGGGGCAAACCAAACACGCTCTATTCCATTTATGAATGCAGACATTACCATTACTCCTGTTAATTATGATGGTTCAGCTATTACTCCTGCACCTACTACTGCATCATTTTGTGTAAGCTCTTTTAATCTTGATTTTCAAAACGAAATTAGTGAGATTATATGTGCTGATTCACAATATGGTTTAACTAAGACAGCAATTACTAATATGATACCTAAATTAGATGTATCTGTTCTTATGACAACTCTTGGTGACTTTGATTGGTGGGAAGCTCAAACAACAATGCAAATCTTTAAAGTGGATATTAGTATCTATGAAGATAGTGCTAAAACACACAAACTATTCTCGGTTGAAATACCTCGTGCTCAGATGCAATCAGCTACTAATGAAGATAATAACGGGTTTAGACAACTCACTACTTCATTTATGGCTCTTGTTAATACACAAGGTTCAACAGCAGAAGAAAAACAAAAAGATGTTGTAATAAATGTATTTGGTGATACAATTAACGAAAC